TGGCGTTTCTGCTGCCGCCGAAGAACAATGATGATCCGCCGCCCGACAGCGACCAGTCCCTCCCGCCCACGCTCAGGCGATACGCGGCGGGGCTGCGCCCGAGCCCGCGTCCCACCGCTGCCCCCTGGCAGCAGGAGATCATCTTCGAGCGGCTTGGCAAGACCGACGCCGAGATCGCTGAGAACGCGAGGTTCTGGTTCTCGGCCTGCCGGAATTACGATGATCAGCTGAGCAGGCAACGGATAACCGCCTCGGAGTATTACGCCGGAGAACCCAACGCGCCGAAGTTGGAGGGTCGCAGCAACATCACCCTGACGGTGGTCAGGGACACCATCAGGCAGACGCTCCCCTCCCTGCTGCGCCTCTTCACCGGCGTCGAAGATCCGGTTTCTTTCAGCCCCATTTCGTCGGAAGAGACTGATGGCACGGTGGCCCAACTGGCGCGGCAGGCGACGGACTATGCCAGATGGGCCTTGTTCTCGGCCAATCCCGGCTGGACCATTCTGCATGATACGCTGCTTGACGCGCTGACCCGCAAGGCCGGTTGGGTGCGTTGGCACTGGGGCGCCCGGCAGGCCAGCAGGACGGAGGTGTGCGAGGGGCTGTTGCTGCCGCAGTTGCAGATGTTGTTGGCCGAGCCCGGCATCGAGGCGAGCCGGATCATCCGCCGCCCGATGCTGCCCCAGGAGCAGCAGGCGCTCGCCAAAACCCCCGAGGGGCAGATGTATCTGTCTCAGGGAGCGGCCGCCGAGTTGTGGTCGGCCACGCTCACCCGCTCCACGTCGCGTGGTTGGCCGCACATCACGCAGCGGCCGGCGGAGTGTATCTGGGTGGACCCATCGGCTTCGACCGTCGCGACCGCGAAGGCGGTCTGGGACGTGCGGGATGTGACGGTCTCGGAACTGCTCGAGATGGGTCTGCCCGAGGACAAGGTGCTGGCGCATCGCGGCCGGGGCCAGGACATGCGGCGGCGTCAGGAGGTGATCGCCAGGGATGGGGCCAGGGGGCGCAACATGGCATCCTCTCCCCCCAACGATCGCGCGACCTCCCTGGTCCGCCTCGCCGAGGGCTGGATCAGGATGGACACGGACGGGGACAATCGAAGCGAGTTGGTCCACGTGCACATGCTGGGCAACGCCCAGAGCCTGATCCAATGGGAGCGCACCGACGAAACACCGTTAGCCTGTTTCACGCCCTATCGCGAGCCGGGGCAGGTCATCGGCATGTCGCAGGCCGATATGGTCATGGATCTGCAGCGGGTCGAGTCCCGGGTAATGCGGGCCACCCTGGACAGTCTGGGTCAGTCCATGTTTCCGCGAACGGTGGCGACCCAGGGCCAGGTCAACATGGCCGACGTCCGGCAGACCGCCATCGGCAGTATTATAAGAGTGGCCGCCGCCGGCGCGGTGACCGAGCTGACCAAGCCCTTCATGGGGAAGGAGGCGCTGCCGGTCATGGCGGTGCTGGAGAGTATAAGAGAGAGCCGCACCGGTATCACGCGTGCCTCCGCCGGGCTCACTGTTGATGAACTGCAATCGACCGCGCCCATCGCCGTGTCACAACAGTCCAGCGCGGCGCAGGACAGACTCGACATGGTCGCGCGCACCCTGGCCGAAACCGGTCTGGCGCCGCTCTACAGCGGGTTGTTGAGGATGCTGGCCCGCCAGCAGGACAGGCCGAATGTCATTCGCATCCGGAATGCCTGGGTCGCCATCGATCCGCGTGCGCTGGCCACCGACTGGGAGTGCGCGGTCAATGTCGGGGGCAAGGGCATGCCGGCCGAGCGATTGCAGATGCTGTCGGCCATCGCCGGCAAGCAGGAACAGATCATGCAGGTCGGCGGCATGGACAATCCGCTGGCCGGCATCCCGGAGTATCGCAACACGTTGGCCCGGATGCTGGAGACCATGAACATCTCGGATGTCGGGGCCTATCTGAAGCAACTGCCGCCTGACTTCCAACCGCCGCCACAACCCCCGCCCGCGCCCGATCCATCCCTCATCCTGGCCCAGGTGCAGCAGAGCAAGACGGCGGCGGACGTGGAGAATGACAGAGCCGACCAGCAGACAAAGCGGGCCTCTCTGCTGCTCGAGGACGATCGGGAGCGGGACAAGGCGGCGCTGGATGCGTGGACGAAGACGTGGGTGGCGGCGGCGCAGTTTGGCACCCCGGCGCCCTCACTGGATCAGTTCAAGCAGAGCATGAAGAGCAACGCGCCGGCTGTCGGCCTGCTCTCCGATCTGCCCTCCCCGTCCTCGCCACAACCTCCGGCCGTGGGGCAGGCGCCTCCCCAGCCACCACGGCCGCCGGGGCCGGGCCAGCCAATGGTGCCCCCGATGATGGCTGGCCCGCGTCCGCCCCAGGGGATGATGCCGCCACGGCCGATGGCCCCGCCGCCGCCGCCAATGCCGCCAGCCGATCCGATGACCAGGGCGGCGATCGGCAACGCGCTGGCGACCGGGCGGATGCCTACCGCATACGGCCAAATTGCCCAACGCGCGGCGTTGTCCCCGTTACTGGGACCGGGCGGGCCGCCGCTACCCCAAGGGGCGGGATCACCAGGAGGACCGCCGAATGGCTAAGATGATGCGCACGACGCGCGAGCCGGGGAAAGACACGAAGGCGCAGGTCGCCGCCGTGCTTGATCCGACGAGTGCCAAGCAGGCGGCGTTCATGGCCAAGGGCACCAAGGTGCCCCCCGTTCCTGCTGGATTGCTGAAGGTGAAGCGGCCCGAGGGCACGTTGGTCACCCGCTCGCCCTCCCACGCGGTGGCCTTCGCGGCACCCAGGCAACTGACCACCAATGTCATGGCGCCCTTGCTCGGCTATCCCGAGAGCAAGCCGGCGGCGATCGCATCGGGCAACCCCCTGGTCGTGCAAGGACGGACGCGACGGGGCGCGGTGGCGCATGAGAGCGTGGCCTCGCCGGGCGGGCTGTTGGCGGCGGCGCTGGCGGCGAAGGCAGCGGTGCCGGGGGGGCGCGTGAAGGTGCTGACGCCCCAGGCGATGCAGGCGCGACGGAAGGGGATCAGGTGATGTCCTGCTTTTCCGCCGCGTGGTTCGTCAACCTGCTCGTCTGGCTCATCGTCATCTGCGCCGTGGTGGCGATCTTCCGCCTCGTGCTGCCGACCGTGCTGGGTTGGCTGGGCGTGGCGGGGACATTGGTGATGCAGGTGCTCAACATCATCCTGATCGCCTTCGTGCTGATCGTTCTGGTGTGGTTTTGTTACGACATCCTGACGTGTGCCAGCATTCCGAGGATGCGGTGACGCTGACCGCCGAGCAGGTTGTCCAGGCCGAGGCGTGCCGGCGCATGCTGGACGATCCCGCGTTCCAGGCGGTGCTCGACAATATCGTGGCCGAGGCGGGGTGGCGGGCGATGTTTCTGGAGGAGGCGGGGCAGCGCGAGGACAACCGGCGACTGGTGATCGCGGTCAACGTGATCAGGATCGCGATCAAAGCCGACGCCGAGGCGGTGGAGGCCGATCGGGCGGCGGAGCAGATGAACCGGGCGATGGAGTAGGGCAACAGCAATGAGCGAAAGTGCATCGACACCGGCACCATCAGCGACACCAGCCGACAGCGGTGTTAGTCCGCCGGCCAACGAGTCCCCCTCGATCTCCATCTCCGAGGCGGCGCGGCTGCTCAACCGGCAGCGGCGCGGTCCGGAGGCCCCGAGGGAGGCACCCACGGCCGCCACGCCGGCGACACCAGAGTCCACGCGCAGGCCACCCGCCGCTGAACTGGCGGCGGCGGCGAAAGCAGCGCCCACACCCTCGGTGGGCGGAGTGGCCGACAGCGGCCTCAGTGCGATGGAACGGGCGCTCGGCGTGCCGGGAGCGGCGGCCGTGGCCGAGGGGGCGCCCGCCGACATGACGTTTGGCGACGGGTTCGAGATCGAAGGGCAGCGGCTGAAGACCCTGGCCGAGGTGCGCGCCTTCGCCCAGCGCAAATCGACTGATTACACACAAAAGACCCAGGAGATCGCGCAACAGCGGCAGGCATTGCAGGCCCAGCAGGCGGCGTTGGCGCAGGTTCTGCCTTATATCCAGCCGGAATTGCAGCGTCTGGCCGAGACGGTCCAGAACGCGCCGCCACTGCCCGACCCGCATCTGTTGGAGACCAATCCACAGCAGTATCTGCGCGAGCGGGCCGCCTGGGAGACGGCGGTCAACGAGCAAAATCGGTTGGCCGGGCTGACGACGTTGCAACAGCAGGCGCATCAGCGGGCGATGGAGCAGCAGGTGGCGGCGGCGAACGAGCAGCTGGCCAAGGAACTGCCATTCTGGGCCGATCCGACCGAGCGGGCGGCGGCGCAGAAGCAGATCGTTGATTGGGCGACCACCAAGGGCGGCTTCAGCCAGAACGAATTGCAGGGCCTGACCAACGCGCACCATCTCAAGACGTTGATGAAGGCCGCCATGTTCGATCGTTGGGTGGAGAGCGCGAAGACGACGGCGCCGGCCCAGATCGCTCCGGCGCGGGGACAGGCGCCGCCACCGGCCCCGTCCGAGCGGGTCGCCGTCGCCGAGGAGGCGTTCGGCAGGAAAGCGGATTACCGCACGGCGGCGGCGTTGCTGGCCGCGAGAAGGGCGAGCACCAACGGGGCGGGGCGTTGATCATGTCTCGCTCTGGTCCGGCTTTCTTTTGGTGACGACCGGAGCGTTGATGTCTTCGAGGACAGCGTAGGTGGAGTCTCCCTCTACATGACGCGCCACGATGCTGTCAGGCCAGTAAGGCGCGCGTTCGAAGTCGTTCCACGTGATAAGCGGCGGCTCCACGGTAACGCATACGTTCACCTCCAGTTTGCGCGGATATGCCGCGATCCACTGGTCAAATTCCGCCTTCGATAATGCTTTCATCATGGCCTCGGCCCTGTCCCCGTCGTGCCACGTCATGAACACCCCCACCTTTTCTCCCGCAAGTGTTGACAAAACCGACTTCCTGGCATCCTACTGACATTCGTCGCTCGAAAGAGTCCCCTGGACCCACTTTTTGAGCGGGCCGTGCCGTCGCTGAGAGCCTGATCCGCGCTTTCGGGAGTGCTTCGCACCCACCCGGCCGACGCCCCAGACCATCGCGAAACCTCACAATTCGGTTTCACCGCGCGAGACGCCCCATGGTGCGCGTCCGCGCCCGCGATGGAGTGACACATGGCAGTCGGCGCGATGGGCGCGGCCCCGAGTAATACCTATATCGAAACGACAGCGGTCGGGGTCAAGGAAGACCTGCGAGATCTGATCTTTCAGATCGATGTCGATGCGACGCCGATGCTGTCAGCCATTTCCAGTGTCCCATCGCAACAAATACTTACGGAATGGGTGGTCCAGGATCTTGGAGCCGTGGCGGATAACGCTCAGCCCGAGGGCTTCACGGCCGTCGCCCAGCCGGTCACGAAACCGGTCCGGTTCAACAACGTTTGTCAGATCGTGGTCCGTTCGGTTGGCGTATCGAATACGACACGCGCGGCGGATTTCGTCGGCAGCGAGGACGAATACAATCGGCAGGTGATTTTGAAGGGGATGGAGGCGAAGCGGGACGTCGAGTTCGCCATCACATCCCCGCTGGTTCGCACCCTGACCGACCCCAGGCATATGTCGGGACTTCCCTGCTACACACTGAATGGTTCGCGTGGCGCGGGCGCCGGGGTGATGCCGGTGGGCGATGGTTCCAACGCGGGCACCCCCGGCACCGCCCGCGATCTCACATTGGCCATGGTCGACGCCGCCGTGCAGCAGTGCTGGCAGGCCGGCAGCGTGCCGACGCTCGGCATCATGAGCGGCAACGTGAAGGCCTATTTCGCCACGCTGTCACAGGGCGGCACGGGCAATGCAGTAGTCGCACAGAATATCCAGAATGTGACAAGTAGAGAAGAAGTCACGATCATGGGCGCTGTCGATGTTTACAGAACAAACTTCGGAGCTATTCAACTGGCACCAGATCGTTTCTGTCCATTACATCAGATTTTACTTGTCTCACCTGACTATGTGGAGCTTGGACCTTTGACGGGTCGGGACTTCGTCCAGAATGACTACGCCATTACTGGGGACAACCAAATGGGGTCTGTGGTGTTCGAGGGCACGCTCAGGCCGACCGCGCCGAAGGCACATAGCACCATATTTGACCTAAATCAATAGCATACCGTAACGAATGTTGGCCCATGGCTAACCTCCTTTACGAAAACTTTGATCCCTCGACCCGGCGCTACACCGAGATCGAGGCTGATTCCGACCCGAAGGTCGGCCTCGTGATGACGCACACCCAGGACACGCGACAGATCGTCGAGTCGGCGAAGCGGATCGCGAGCGATTTCGATCCGCACCGGGCGCGCGGCCAGAGTTGGACCCACGTCGCCCGCGTGCCGCTGGTGATCTGGCAGCAATGGCAAAAGCTCGGGGTCACCAAAGACCCGAAATTGTTGAACCAGGTGCTGGACAGCCGCGAATGCCGGCTGCTTCGCACCGATGACGGAAGGAAGCTCTGACATGGCGATGGGAACAACCGACCATAAGGCCGAGACCACCCCGCAGCGCCCGACGCAGGGCATCGGCACGATGGGCAAGCCGGACACGACGGTGTTGCCGCCGGCCGAGCCGATGCTGCCGCCGGACATCGATCCGGTGCTGCTCGTGAAGGTCTATCCGGAGGCTACCAGCGCCGCTGAGATGCGCGCCCAGGCCATGGCGGCGGGTAAGGCCGCGCAGGAGCAGGGCGCCGCCCTGGAGGCCTCCATGGAGGAGGGGGCGACAGTGGTGGAGGCGCCGCATCCGGAGCCGTCCATGCGGGTGCCGGGGGCCGCGCATCAGCCGGAGCACAAGCTGGCCGACAAGAAGTAGGCGGCGGTGGCGACCTACCAGCAGCTTCAGGATGATGTGGCCGCGTGGCTCAACCGTCGCGACATTCTGCCGCTCATCCCCGGCTGGGTGCTCATGGTCGAGACCGAGATCGCCCAGACCTTGCGGGCGCGGTGCATGGTGACCTCGGGCATCCAGCCGATCGATGCCGCCTACATCTCACTGCCGGCCGACTTCGCCACGATGGAGAGCATCCGGGACGCGACGAGCGGCGAGATGCTGGAGCTCAAAGATGAATGGAGCGGACATTGGACGGGGGGCCAGGGCAGCGGGTGGGCGGTTGATGGTCTCGCCGGAGGGCCCTCGCCATGCGTGTCCTACCGTTTGGTGCACGATTGCATAGAGTTTTTGCCGCACCCAGTCATTCCCGATCCGCCTGATCCCAACTGGGTGCCGCAGCAGATCCTGATGGGCTACTACGCGAAACCACGTCCGTTGAAGTTGCCGACCGACACCAACGCCGTGCTTGAGCAGCTTTATGGCGTGTATTTGTGGGGAACCCTGAAGTTCGGCGCCTTGTTCGAACTTGACGATGACAGGGCGGCTCAGGCTGACGCTCAATTTCAACAGGCTGTAACTCGCGCCGACCTCGCAAAACAGCAGAGCGATTATTCTGGAGCTCCATTCAGGGCTGAACTGGTGTCGTTCTGATGATATACTCCTTTATCATGACAAAGACATCAGAACGCCTGGAAGCGTGGTGGAAAAGCCCTCGTGGTTGTTTTCACAAACACAAGTTCAATGCGAAACATCGCAGCGTCCCATTTCTGTTCACTTTTGACGAATGGTGGTCAGTTTGGGACGCCAGTGGCAAGTGGGATCAACGTGGTCGTGGGGTGGGGCAATACGTTATGTCTCGTTTCGGAGACATTGGGCCTTATAGCCTCGGTAATGTCGAGATCCGTCTTGCGAGCGATAACACAGCGGAGCGGAATCGTAATAGTCCGACTTCGTCCGAGGCCGCGTCGGCAATGGGCCGAGCGAGTTGGGCTAATGTCTCTCCAGAGGACAGAACCCGCTTAATGAACGAGCGGCGCGCGAACCGGGTTTATGGTCCGCATTCTGATGAAACACGCGTCAAGATGAAGGCTGCCGCGAAGACGGCTCTTCCCAAGAGAGTTCGCAATGAACGCGGCCAATGGGCTTCTTCGACGTGAACATGATCACCCATCGCGTCTCACCCCAGCAGGCGCGCTACACGCCCATGGGCGGGCGTGAGAAGTGCGCCCGGTGCCGGTTTTTCATCGCGCCGAAGTGGTGCGGCCACGTCACCGGCCCGGTGTCGCCGATGGGCTGGTGCAAATACTTCAGTCAGGAGATGCGCGCGCAGTTCGGCGGTAGTCAGGCGGTCGCCATTGGACCGCCGGGCGCCACGCTGGATCTCGGCTTCATGACGCCGGGCATCATGACGGCCGGTATCACGTTCACCCGCGCGTCGACCGCGACATACACCGACGCGAGCGGCGCCATCCAGCCGGCGGCGATCAATCAGCCGAGGTGGGATTACACGGGTGGATCGTTACGCGGACTGCTAATCGAGGAAGGGCGGACCAACTTGTCGTTCCCTTCGACGAACTGGCTCGCGGGTTCGGTTCCCGGCGGATCGGTGGACGGCATCACGCAGAATGTCGGGGCAGGCCTGTCTGGCGTGAACAACGCCATGGCGCTAATCCCCGGCGCGTTCAGCGGGGTGCATCAGTTCTTCACGACGTTCGGCGGCGCGCCGAGCACGACCTATACTTATTCGTTATATGCCAAACCCGCCGGGATGAGTTTCCTTTACATGGAACTGGGAAACACCGGTTTTACCGCAACCGGCCAGACCGGGATTTTCAATCTGTCCGCCGGGATTGTTGATTCACAAACGGCGGGCGCCGCCGCGCGGATTCAGAGCATCGGAGGCGGATGGTTCCGCTGTTCAATCGTTGCCACTTCCTCGGCGGGCGGCGGCGTTTATCTGACCAATCTACGTCCCGGCGCGGACGGCACGATCGGTTTCGCCGTTTCCACGGGGAATAACGTGAATGGCGTTTGGGTCTGGGGCCAGCAGGTCGAGACCGGGACGTTTCCGACTTCGTATATTCCAACCACATCGGGAGAGGTGGCGCGTCAGATCGATATTTGCACCATATCCCCCGCGAACATGTCGCCGTGGTTCGCGTCTCCCGGCGGAACGTGGTTCGCGGAGTTCGTCAATTTTGACGCGGCCATGACCGGGAAAAACAGCCGCGTCATTGGCCCAACGGCGGCGGGAAGCAACTCTCCCATGTATGAGGCCGCGTCACTGGTCATGGTGCAATTCGACGGCGGGTTCTGCGCGACCGCCAACACGGTAACGGCCAACGCCATCGTGAAAGTCGCGTCGGGATGGTCTCCCGGGTTGGCTAAACTTTGTTTGAACGGCGGCCCGGTCGCGGCGGCGGCACTGGCGACGGGTTACGCGGGACTGGTGACCAATGGTGTCACGCTGTTCGGGACGGTTCCCGCGTCATTCAGTGAACAAATGAGCGGGTATCTTCGTCGCGTTCAATACTGGCCTCGCGCACTGACCGACGCTGAAATGCAACAGGTGACGACATGAGCGGCGGCGGCGACTACACCACGACGCCCAATCTGGGTCTTTATAAACCCAACTACGCTCTGGACGTTGGGCAATGGGGAAATCATCTGAATCTCAATAGTGACGCTTTAGACGCGTTGCTGGGCATGGGTCCGATTACCCTTGGGGATGGCACGGGCGTGCCAATTTTGACTTTCAATGGCGCGTCGGGCAGTGGTCACGGTTTACAGTGGAAGACCGGTGGGCACGATCGGTGGAAGATGATCACCGCTGCCTCGGATCAACTCGCGTTGTATGCGTATGACCCCGTCGGTAACTATCTCGGAACCGCGTTTCAGATTGATAATGATCTGAAATCAATGTTCATCGCCCTTCCGTTACAACTGTTCGCATCTAACGCCACGGCGCAAAACAGTGTCACGGGGTTGTATAGTCACTCGGTGAATACCGGGCACAATGCGGCGGTAGGGGTTCGGTTCGACTATAACAGCAGCGGTTTCGCCACCGGGTTTGATGCCGGAGCGACGCACCTTTCTATCTTCGATCCGTCATCATATGTCAGCCTCGCCAACGGCCCGGTGTTCATGGATCACTGGATAAACGTGGTGTCGCCCAATGACGCCGCGTCGCCGCTGTATCCGTGGAACACGACGATCGCGGAATGGAATATCGTCAACCGTGGCCGGGACGCGGGGTTTCATCGCGACCGTTCGACCGGCAACCCGACCGGCGGGTTGCTGATCGTCGCGGAAACCAACGTCGCTGGAGCAACGACAGGTGGCGAGGGTAAGAATGCCACGTTCGCCTATACGGTCGGCCCTTCGGGCTCGCCCAACAGCACCGGGTTCCCGGCTAAATTTTATACCTGCTTCATGGTCGAGCCGAACGCGGCGGTCGGCCTGACCGGACGCGCGATCTATCTCACCGGAGACATCACCGGAACGGCTTCGCAATATCCGTATGGGCCGATGCAGGCCGATGGCACCTGGTTGCATGGTATTGATCACACGCTGGCGACCTATACGGACGCCAATGCGACGACGATGCTGGCCGGGCAGGGCATTGCGTGGCTGACCGGAACGACCGGAACGCCAACGAACATTTGCCGGGACACGGCGGGCAATGGTTCACCAGAAGGTGTCGTGACGGCGAACAAAGGCTCGACCTATCGCCGTTTTGATGGCGCCGCCGCCAGTTGCTTTTACGTCAAGGAAAGTGGAACCGGTAACACGGGGTGGGTGGCGAAATGACCGCCATCACCTTTCCGCTCGACTGCTTCGTGGCCCTGGAGGTCAACCACCAGGAGATCACGACGCGCGGCTACACGCGTCTGCCCACGACGCTCGCTTACTGCGCCGATGGCGTGCTGGTCTCCAATCCGGTCTCGTTGCAGTGGCAGCATGCCACCGCTGACTGGGGCACTGTCGGGTCCGTCTCGTTCTGGACCACGCCACTGGCCGGGCAGCGCCACGGCACCTTGCCGGTGCTGGCGTTAGTCGAGCCGGTGACGATCGTCATGTATGACATCGCCCGCATTCCGGCCGGCGGGATCGTGCTGAACACCAACAACCTCATCACCAACCGACCGTTCGGCCGTGGCCGGTTCGGCACCTATGCCTGGGGCACCTACGCCGCGTTCGGTCCCGTTCCGGTCGGCTTCGGCATCGGCGGCTTCGGCCAGGACGGCTACGCGGCGGTGGGCGATGCCAGCCCCGGCCACGTTGTCCTCGAGCGCGCCTTCGATGTTCAGCAACACGTCTGCGCGCCTGGGGTATGGGCGCCCGGACCTTTCGCGAAAGCGGCGTAAATGAGCGGCAGCGGCGAATACACCACGACACCGAACCTTGGGCTTTATAAGCCGCTCTACAACGCGGACGCGGAACAGTGGGGAAACCACCTCAATGCCAACGCCGATGTGCTGGACGGCGCGCTGGCGGGCGGCGGGCCGTTCCTGCCGCTGACGGGCGGTGATGTTGGCGGCACGATCGATGCCAACATATTCCAGACATACAACCACCGCATGATGACCGGCGGGGCGCTTGATACCGCGTTGGGCATTTATGGTGAGTTGTCCGGTGTTCAGACCACCGGCAATAATTGTTTCGCTCGTGTTAATCTGGTCAGCGACACACTGGCGGTGGGGGCCGCTGGTTTGACCACGCTGCTGATCGATCAGCAGTCGGGCGGTGCCGGCACGACAGGTAACCGTGTCGGCGCTTACATCAATTTTAACTTCGCGGGTGGTCCGACGAACAAAAGTCTGGGCTACGGTGACCAATACAGCGGTCTGTGGTCGTATTCGACCGCGACGGGAAATGTCGGGGGCGCTACCGGAGCGGGAAATGCCTGGGGAATACTATGGGGCGGCGTGATCTCAGCGACTCTGGCGAGCGGTAGCACGTTCTGGAACGGTTGTTGCGGATTGGAGATAAACGCCGGAGTTAGCGCCGGAGCATCAGCGGCTTACGTGCAAGGGTTGAAAATCGTTTTAGCTCATCATGCCCAGGCGGTTAACGCAACTGATTACATGCTCGGTTTCGCAAAAGGCTATTTGTCGGATGTGCCATTGGCCAATGGCATCGTGTTTGGCTCGCCGGACGGCTACTGGCCCATCGCCGCCACGGGCACGTTGATTGGGGCATTGGCCAGCCTCCTACCGACGCCACCGCCCCGGACAGCCGGGTTTGGCGTAGACTTCAACAATGTGACGTTTGGCTCGGCGGCTTTCCGCTCACCGGGTTTTCTGGTTGATCCGTCTGGCAACGTTGCCGCCGGGGCCGTAACCGCGAGTTTCACCGCGACGACCGGACTAAGCCTCGGAACAAATACCGCGCCCGGCGGCGTGACCGATCTCAGCAAGCATATCGCGTTATACAACCCAATATATGGGTTCAACGTCACTGCGAACTTCATCAACTCCGTGCTGCCGACCGGTGCTTCGCATGGGTTCGTGGTCAATGGCGCGTTGGTCGCCGCCATTGGTGCCAGTGGTGTTTCCGTGGGTAGCGCCAAAGTCCTTGGCACACAGATCATCGGTTGGGGAACGCCGACCGGGGGTGCGCGCACCGCGTCATTCAATGGCGCGTCCGCGACCTTGCCGCAGACCTCCGCTGTGTTGGCGCAGCTTATCCTTGATCTCAAAACACACGGGATGCTTGGCGCATGACCCCCACCGACAAACTCGCCGTCACCCTCGAGGCCCAGGCCTGGGACACCACCATGCGGGTGCTGGCGAAAGGCCCCTACGAGGTGGTGGCGCCGCTGATCGCCGAGATCCAACGGCAATGCGCGCAACAGGCTACCACGGATGAACCACAGCCATTCGTTCCGCGCGTGGCCATGAAGGAGGCATAGATGGCCAGCACAGCCGGCTCAATGACGCCCACTCCAAGTGGCAACCCCCAATGGAGGGCGGCCAACGGTGCTATCGTCTGGGGCTTCCAGGCACCCGTCGCGCCGCAGACCAACCGGCCGCACACCGGCACGTCGACCGGCACCTACCGCGATTGGGTCATGCGCATGGGCTACAATCGCACGTCAGGGATTGGTGGCTGGCATGTGAAGGTGCCCTACGACGTGGCTGGGACCTGGTTCGTGGCCGTGACGGATGACAGTTCGGACAGCCCGGCCGGCATCACCAACACGGCACTCAATCCTCCCGCCGGGGTGAAATAGCGCCATGAGCGACAGCGTCACCTCCAATTACCACTTCACGCTTCCCGCGATTGGCGCCTCGCAAGACTCGTGGGGTTCCAAGCTGAACGGCAACTGGACCGCGCTCGACGGCTATCTGCACAGCCTCGCCAGCACGGGCGGCAGCGGCGGTGGCACCACGACGCCGTCATTGCCACTTACCGGTGGGACCATTTCCGGCAACCTCGTGGTCAACGGTCAGGCCTCGGTCAGCGGCAATCTCGGCGTTTCCGGCTCCATGAGCGCGAACGGTATCGGCGCCAACACTGTCCAGTTCGGCTTTCCCGCCGTCACCAACTGGCTCACCTTCCGCAGCGGCGGGGGAGATCGGGTCTGGCAATGGCAGGACGGCTGCACCGACACCTGGCACGAGGCGACGGCGATACGATACTGGAACAACAACCGCACCGTCATGAGCCTCGATTACAACGGCAATCTGCAAATCCTGTCGGACGCCTACAAGCCCGGCGGCGGCCCGTGGATCGCCGCGTCCGATGAGAGGGTGAAACAAAATATCCGCCCCTATGTCTCGGGCCTCGCGCAGATCATGGCGTTGCAGCCGATTTCGTTCGAATACAATGGCAAGGGTGGGACGCAGGCCGACGGCGTGACCTACACGGGCGTTGTCGCGCAGCAGGCGCGCGCGGTCATGCCGGAACTGGTGTTCGAGCAGCGGCTTGGGACCAAGGACGGCTCGCTCGATCCGAAGCTGTTGCCGGGGCAACTGGCGACCAATCTCGGGCCGCTCACGTTGGCCCTGGTGAACTGCTGCAAGGAACTGGCGGCACGCGTGGTCGCGCTGGAAGCGCGATGCCCCGGGTAACCCAGCTCCCGCCGCCCGGTATCGTCAGGCAGTCCACGTATGAGGCGACACCTGGTCATTGGTTCGATTCATCGAACATACGCTGGCGCGGAGGCATCATCGTGCCGATCGGCGGCAACGCGGTGCTGTCGGGCAGTTCCGTTGGCGACGTGCCGCGCGACGCCATCACATGGCACGACAACAAATACCAGCGTTGGGCCGCGTTCGGCACCGACACGCATCTCTGGGCTTACCTGTTTGACACCCAGCAGCTTTACGACATCACGCCCACCGGCGCGCCGCCGATCCTGCCGCCGGGCTTCCCTTCGGGCTACGGCCTCGGCAATTACGGTGACGGCGTCTACGGTATTTCGAGCGGCACCGGCACACCGATCGGGCCGCCCGGCATCCTGGGGCATCCCACCGATTGGTGGAGCATGGACAACTTTGGCGAGTTGCTCGTGGTCGTGCCGACGCAGGACGGGCATTTGTATGTCTGGGATCCGAACACGCCAGCGACGCACGCCACCCAGGTGCTCAACGCGCCAGTGAAGAACAGGGGCGTCATCGTAACGGACCAGCGGCATGTCGTGCTGTATGGCTCGGATGGCGATCCACGCAAAATCGCGTGGTCGGAGCAGGAGGACATGACGGTCTGGGCGGCCGACGTCACCAATCTCGCCGGCGACAAGCAACTCGTCACCTCGGCCGCCGCGATGACGGCGGTGAAAGTCGCGGCGGGCATCATGCTGTTCACCACCAACGACGTGCATCTGATGCAGTATGTCGGCGCGCCATACGCCTACGGCATAACCCAGATCGGCACCGGTTGCGGGCCGATCTCGCCGCGCGCGGTGGCCGGCGCCGGCTCGTTCGTCGCCTGGATGTCGCAGCAGAATTTTTGGTTCTACAACGGCAACGTTCAGCCGCTGCAATGCGATGTGAAGAACTGGTTTTTCAGTGTGCTCAAGGCCGGTGGCGCGGGGCGGCTGTTCGGTTCGGCCAACCCGCAATTCGCTGAACTCTGGTGGGATTTTCCAGACGAGAGTTCGGAGAGCGGCGAAAACAATCGCTATATCGCGATGAATTACACTACCCAGCCGGGCTACTGGCTGCTCGGCAAACGCGCGCGCACGGCGGGCGATCGGATCGGTACGCTGGACTTTCCCGTGCTGGGGGGTGCGGGGCCGGATGGCACCGGCGGCGCGCTCTATCAGCACGAGTCGGGATATACCGACAATGGTGTTCCACGCGCGTCCGCCGGGCAGGTCTACGTCGAGAGTGGCGCGCTCAATGGCGGCGAGGGCAACAATCGATTTCATGTGCGGCAGGTGATCTTCGACGCCACCGCCAATCCGGCGTTGCCGCCGCCATTCGGCTTCCGCTTCCTGTCGCGCGAAGAGCCGTGGGACAGCGTGGAGAATGACAGCGGGCTTTACACGGTGTCGCACGGCGGGCTGATGGACACGCGCCTGTCCGGCCGTTCGGTGCGGTTGCGGATCGAGGCCACGGCGGACGCGCCTTTCAGTGTCGGCCGACCGAGGTTGGATATGAAACCGGGAGGGAGGCGCTGATGGCGCGTTGGCTCATCGGTGGCCGGATCGTGGAGCATCGGTTTCCGCTGTTTCAGTTCCGTCCCAAAAACGACATGGCTGCTTTCGTCTTCAATGAAGGCGGTCGTGGCTTCACACTGTCGATCTATCGCTATCCATGCACCGCCCGCCTGCGCGTCTATGTCGCGGGCCATGTCTGGGTCTGGAACCGCTGATGGCCATATTGCGTCACGCGCCCGCGCCGTTCACCGCGCCCGTCAGTGGTGACATCGATCAACGTCTGGCGGCCATCGCCGACGCGCTCAACAGCAAGGCATCGGCCACAACGCCGCCGGCATGGCCGTTCATCGGGCTTCGGTCTCCAAATGGAACGATGTTCAAAGTGAGTGTAAACGACGCTGGGGTTATTACAACTGAAGCGGTGCCACGCCCATGAATCTATTCAGTGGTCTCGCTATGCGGTCGGTGCGATTTGTAGGGCTTCCCGCACTGATTTTTGTTTCGTTCCACGGCGTTCTCGCGGGCGGTGCAAATCCGGACGTTGCCGGCTTCATACCCGCCACGATCTCCAAATCGTGCCATACAGTAGTTGTGGCTGTTCTTTCCGCGCTCCGCGAATTTACCGCTCTCCTCCCATATTGTCATCCACTGTTCGAAGGTGAGCAGGAAAGGAATATTACGCTTCAAGGAAGCGGCTCTGTGGCTAAGAAAGGCATAAAACGCTGGTTTTTTTGCTCGCTTTTGAACATCGGACTTTCGGGCCTTCTCTGGATTTGCGAGGCGCCATGCGTAAACCTGGGCTTTGGCCTTTTCTTTGTTCAGGGCATACTGCTCACGCTTATAGGCGTTGATTTCCTCACGACGCGCTTTTTGCCGTTTACGTTGCCGTTCTCGACCGGCCGCGCGTTCTTTTTCGGAAATGGTCGCGCGGTGCGCAAAAGAATAAGCGCGGGCATAGGCACGGCGCGCTTCTGGGTCTTTATGTGGCATCAGCTTCGATCCTTCTTACACAAGGTAGTCGAGGTCAGGGGCGGCATTGGCGGTGACACGCCGATGTCGCTCCGTTTATATCATGTTCGGAGAGTAATTCCATGCTAACCGGCGAAGAAAAACGTCGCCGATTTGAAAAGGCATTGGAATATGCAGGAGGGACTCACACGCTGGCTGACGTTGTCGCACAGGTCAAAAGCGGGATGGCCCAGTTCTGGGAGCACGGGGATGGGTTCGTGGTGACCGAGATCCACGACGCGCCCCGGCTCAAGGCTATCCACTACTGGCTGGTGTCGGGGGATCTGCGGGATTGTCTGGCGCTGCAACGGGAAATCGATCCATGGGCGATCGAAGAGGGCTGCACGCGGGCGACGGCGGCCGGTCGTCGTGGATGGTTGCGCGCCCTGGAACCGGATGGCTGGAAGCCGCAGCCGAACTGGTTCGCCGCCTATAAGGCGCTTGTTCCAGGAGGCCAACGGTCATGAGCTTTAAGAACAAGGGTGGCTCGCAGACCACCACGAGCAGTCAGGATACCAGTTCCAGCACGCAACTGCCGGACTGGCTGACCAATGCCGCGCAGGAGGCGGTCGCCCGGGGCGTGGCGCTCAGCAACCAGAACCCGGTGCCGTTCTACCAGGGCGAGGCGGTCGCCAATCAGTCCCCCGATACACTCGCCGCCTATCAGGCGGTGCGCGGCCTCCAGGGATCGGCCGATCCCGCGTTCGGCGCGGCGGCGAACGCCTGGGGCGGGCTGATCGGACAGGTCAACCCAATCACCGCCGACGAGATCAACCAACTCAGCCAGTCACTCTATGGCAACTACAACGCCAACGCCGGCGGGCAGGCACAGAGCCAGTTCGGCTCGGCGCTGGGGCAGACCGCCCAGGATTTCGCCCAGGCTCAACAGCAGTCACAGAACTACTTCGGCAACGCGCAGGCGAACACTCAGGGGTTGCTGGGTTCGTATCTGGCCAACGCGGGGCCGGCCACGGCGGCCCAGGTCGGCGCCAACGCCACCGCGCTGATGTCGCCCTATTCTCAGCAGGTGATCGATCCGGCGCTGCGGGCGGGGCAACAGCAACTCGCCCTGGCGAAACAGGGCATCGCCGACAAGGCCATTCAGGTCGGCGCCTTCGGCGGGTCCAGGCAGGGGGTCGAGGAAGGGGTGGCCGACGCGCAGAACGCGCTCGGCACCCAACAGTTCATCGGCAACATGCTGCAACAGGGGTGGGGGCAGGCATTGCAGCCCGGCTATGGTCTGGCCTCACAGGCCTCCCAGCAGGGCTACAACGCCGGGGCGCTGCTGAGCCAGCAGGACTATGGGGCGGCCGGGCAACTGGCCACCCAGGGTTCCAACGCCGCCAACACGCTCGCCTCGCAGGGCTACGGGGCGGCGGGGCAGCTGGCCGGGCTGGGCGCGTCCGCCTACGGCCAGAGCCTCGGCGCCGGGCAGACCCTGGCCAACACCGATCTGCAATCCGGGCTGCTGGCGGCGCAGCAACTGCCGGGGCAGGCGGTCACCCAGGCGAACCTCGACCAGCAGCAGGCCGGCGCGTTGCAGGCGTCCGGCGCGGCGCAGCAACAACACGAGCAGCAGATCGTCGACGAGCAGATGGCCAACTGGGCGTCCGCGTATAATCAGCCATACCAGAACCTGGACACGCTGCTCGCCTCCGTTGGCGCGGTGCCCTACGGCACGAGCACGACGGGAACGGGCGGCAGCAGCACGACGCAGAAGACCGATCCAGGCTGGCTTAACGCGCTCGGCACTTATGTCGGCCTGGCCGGCAAATTCGTCGGCGCCGCCGGGGCGGGAGGGGCATAAGCGATGTCGGACGCACCGTGGGGTAGTTTCGATACCATCAGCACGCCGGGCGGTGGTGGTGGTTACGTGGACAGCGGCATCTGGGACACCGGTTCCGGTTCCGCCGGCTTCGACTGGGGTAAGGCGGCGCAGACGTTTGGCCAGAACAGTGGTGCCAATCAACCGGCTCCCGGCACGGTGCCCACCCTCGCACCACAGAACGCGCCAATCCCCAATTCGCCGGTCGGCCGGCCGGGCCAACCGATCAACCTCCAGGATCTGCTGACCCTGCTGATGCAACGCCAGCAGATGTATCAACAAGCCGCAATCGGCCCCGCCGGGGCGGGCGGGCCGCCACGGATGCCGGCGCAGGCGTCGGCGCGTGGGTTGCTGGGTATATAGGGGGACGCCATGGCCGACGATCAGACGACCGCCGCTCCCGCCCCTGGCATCGACTACTCCGCGCTCACGCCGGAGATGGTCAACGCGCTGATCGCACGCGCGACCCAGCCGCTGCCCAACATCCAGCCGGATCAGACGCCGGTCGATCACAGCGGCTTCTGGGGCGGGCTGCGGCACGGCATCTCCCTGCTCGGCGAGTTCGCCGGTTCGCCGGGGCCGGAGGCGTTGAAAACGCTATCACCGGCGGAACGCGAGCAGGCCGGGTTCCAGGCGCTGTCACGCTTCGGCACCGGGCTGATGGCGGCCAGTCACTATGTCCCCGGACAGACCCTCGGATCGAACCTCGCCCAGGGCTTCCAGGCGGCGGAGCGCGGCTACGACACCACCGCGCGGCAGGCGGCGGGACTGCTCGGTGCCCAGCAGGACTACGCGGTCAAAAACCAGCAGGCGGATCTGGCGAAGCTGAAGGAAGTCATTCCGCTGCTGCAAATGCAGGTGAACCAGCGAGCGGTCGCCGGAGTGCCTTACACGGTGGGCGGCGGTGGAAAACCCGGAACGCCCCCGCCGGGAACCAGCATCGCGACCGGCGGGTCGATCGCCCCCTTTGTCGCCAAAAACTTACCCGAGGATGTCACTTCGGCCGAGGACCAGATCGTGCGGACGG